ACCGGCACTGCGGACGATGGCAAGATCACCACCGCGCGCTATGCCAACAAGGCATGGGTGCGTCGTTATGCGGGAACCGACGCGCAGACCGTCGACTTCAAGCTGACGACGGCATTCCCGTCGCGCTGGACGGTCAACCATCGCGGCCAGGGCGTCGCCTACGTCGCCATGACCTTCCAATACGACGAGGAGGTCTACCGCACCGGCCGCCCTGAGCTGACCATCTTGGTGCAGGGAAAGAAGGTATACGACCCGCGCTTGGATTCAACGCGCCCGGGCGGATCTGGCACGCATCGCGTGGACACCCCCGCGACCTACGCCTACAGCACCAATCCCGCGCTCTGCCTTGCCGATTACCTCATCAGCACGCGCCTCGGTCTGGGCGAAGACACGGACCGCATCGACTGGGCGCTGGTTGCTGAGGCGGCAGACATCTGCGACGAGCTGGTGAACATCCCCGGCCCCGCCACTCAGAATCGATACACCTGCAACGTCGTGCTCGACGCCACCGACCGCTTCGAGGACAACATCGAGGCGCTGGCTCAGGCTATGGCTGGCGTCTGCTACTACAGCGGCGGCCTCTGGCGGATGTACGCCGGCGCTTGGCGGACCCCGTCATTTACCATCGGCGTCGACGATCTGGTCGACGGCGGGGTGAAGCTCACGACCGCCTTGCCCTATAACCAGCGATACAACAGCGTCCGCGGCAGCTTCGTGAACCCGGCGCGCAACTGGCAGAAGGTTGAATTCCAAGGCGTCGTCAATCAGTCCTACATCGCCTCGGACGGCGAGCAGGCGTGGCTCGACACCAACTTTGCGGCAACGACCAACGAATATGAGGCGCAGCGCCACGCCATCCTGCTCAACCGCCGCTCGCGGCTCGTGCAGGCAGCGACGCTGCGCTGCAATATGTCGGCCTACGGCATCCGCCCCTTTGAGACCGGCACCGTCACCATCCCCGAGCTCGGCTGGGCGTCCAAGACCGTGCGCTGCGAAGGCTGGTCGTTCGATCCCAGCGGCTTCGTCGAATTGTCCATTCGCGAGGAAACCTCCGCCGACTGGAACGACCCGCTTTTGAGCGACTACACCGACCCCGGAAACATCAGCACCCCGACCCCGGCCGACTACACTCCGCAGCCGCCGACCGCGCTCACCGCAAAGGGCATCCAGTCGGCCATCGTCTTCACCTGGGGGCCTTCGCCGCAGTTCGCGCCCGATCAGGTCTACGAGCTGCACGAGCACACCAGCTCCACCCCGTTCTCGAGCGCGACCCGCATCTGGCGCGGCAACTCGACCTCGACGGTCATCGGCAAGAACGACCTCACGACCCGCTATTACTGGGTCTCGGTCGTGACGCCGGCCGGTATCCGTTCCACCACCGAACCGCCGAGCGTCGGCATCGGCGCAGCGGCCGACAGCATCCCGGGCAGCCTCACCGTGTCCGTGTCGCCGTCCTCGCTGCAGAAAACCGATACGGCCGCCTCGATTACGACCGCCACCGCTACCGTCACGGCTACCGGCGGCACTGCGCCATATACCTATGCCTGGACGCGCATTTCGGGATCGACGCTCATTTCGGCCAACTCCCCGGCGGCTGCGGCTTCGACCTTCACCGGCTCGACGCTCGTGTCGGGGACTACCTACGACGCGACCTTCCGATGCACCGTGACCGATTCGGCTGGCACGCCTGCCGTCAAGACCATCGATGTGGCAGTTTCGATCCGCCGAGAGTCGATGCTGGCGAGCGCATCTCCGGCGACCCTCTACAAAACCGGCGACAGCGGCACCATCACGAGCAACAGCACCACCGTCACTCCCTCTGGCGGAACGTCACCCTACAGCTACTCGTGGACGAAGCAGGGCGGCGACACCCTCACCGTGACGAGCCCGACAGCCGCGACCACGACCTTTTCGACCAGCGGACTCAGCGAAGGCGAATTTGCCGCCGCGACCTACCGCTGCACGGTTACCGATTCCACGACGCCGACGGCGCTGACGGCGACCGCCGACGTCTCCATCACCCTTGAAAACCCGGCAGAGGGCGCCCCGCCATGACCGATATGAGATCCCCCAGCGAAACCCACGACCGCCGCTTGCGCGAGCTCGAGATCAAGTTCGCATCGCACGAGGCCGTCTGCGCCGAGCGGTACCGCGGCATCCGCGAGGATCTGGATCGGTTCAGCACCGTCGTCAGCCGGGTCGGCTTCGGGCTCATCGCCGGCATGGCGGGCATCCTCACCAAGCTGGTGTTCTTCCCGTGATCGAGCCGTACTGGGTGCAGAGCGCACGCCACTACATCGGCTTGCGCGAGATCCCCGGCGTCAAGACCGCCCCGACCCTTGCCCGGTGGCTCCGCGAGCTGCGGGCGTGGTGGGGCGATGACGAGACGCCTTGGTGCGGGGTCTTCGTCGCGGCCATGTTCCGCCAGGGTGGGCACAGCCTGCCGAAGCACTGGTACCGCGCGCGGGCGTGGCTCGACTGGGGGGTGCCCTGCAGCCCTGTCCCGGGCTGCGTCGTCGTCTTCAACGGCGGCCCAAAGCGGCCCGGCGCGGGCCATGTCGGCTTCCTCGTCGGCCGCGACGAACGCGGGCGGCTGATGGTGCTCGGCGGGAATCAAGGCAACTCCGTCAACGTGGCCCCTTTTGACCCCGCCCGGGTTCTGGGCTACCGTTGGCCCTCAAACACGGCCCCACCGGCCTCCACGACGCTCCCGCTGCTGGCTTCCAACGGCGCGCCGCCATCAATTCACGAAGCCTAGGAGAGAGAGACATGACCGCAGAACAGATCGCAGGCATCATCCGCGCCCTCGTGGCGGCCGTCGGCGGCTACTTCGTCGGCAAGGGCCTCGTCGACGCCAACACCGTCGCCGCAATCGGTGGCGCGCTCGCCACCCTCGCCACGGCCGTCTGGTCCGTGGTGTCGAAGAAGAAGGACTGAGCCGTCGTGAGCGGGGCAACCCGCAAGGATAGAGGCGGCGGTGCCCGGGACCGGTACCGCCGCCTCGGCATCCCGCGCCGGTTCAAGATGCACGGGCACGAAATCACCGTACGCATCCTGCCGCTCTCGCGCTGGCCGCACACGAAGGGCGCGCTCGGCCTGTACGACCCGAAGCTGCACCGAATCGACGTGCGCAGCGACCAGCCCGACACCGCCATCCAGCAGACCTTCTGCCATGAGTTCGTGCACGCAGTGCTCGGCCAGATGGATCACAAGCTCTACGCCGACGAGGTCTTCGTGGACAACTTCGGCAGCCTGTTGCATCAGGCTCTAAGCTCTTTCCGCAACCGCTGAGGCACCATGCCGCTGACCGCATCGGATCAAGAGTTCATCGCCGCCTGGCAGAGACTCAAGAAGGCTTCGGCAGTCTCCAAGGCACTCGACATCAACCTGCGCAGCGTCTACAGCCGCCGCCGGTCTATGGAGGCGAAGTACGGCATGGCGCTCGAGGCAATCAACCCGATCCGCGGCGCAAGCGACCGTAGCGCAGCCGGCCGCCGCGCCAACGCCCTCGCCGCCGAACGCGCCGAGAAGTACGAGGGCGAGATGCACGACACCATCACCGACGGCGTGGTGCTGGTGGCCTCCGATTGCCACTACTGGCCCGGAGTCGTCACCGTCGCCCACGAGGCATTCTGCCGGCTCGCTAAATCGCTAAAACCTCGCATAATCGTGCTCAACGGCGACATCCTCGACGGCGCTCGCATCTCGCGGCACCCGCGGATCATGTGGGAGCAGCAACCGCAGCTGAAGGACGAGATCCACGCCGTGCAGGACCGCTGCGCCGAGATCGAGCGGGCGGCAGGCTCGGCCAAGCTCGTGCGCACGATCGGCAACCACGACGCCCGCTTCGAGAACTACCTGAGCGGCCGGGTGAGCGAGGTCGAGGGGATGCCGGGCTCGACCCTGCTCGACTTCCTGCCTCGCTGGCGCGCCGGCTGGGCGCTGCACTTGAACGCCCGCACCGACGGGTGGGTCTGCATCCGGCACCGCCCGGTGAACGGTGGCATCCATGCCGCCTACAACAGCACCCTCAAGGCGGGCGTGTCATACGTCCACGGCCACCTCCACCAGCTCAAGGTCACGCCCTGGGCCGACTACCGCGGCCGGCGCTACGGGGTCGACACCGGCACGATGGCCGACGTCGGCGGTCCGCAGTTCACCTACGTCGAAGGCGGCCCGCTCAACTGGGCATCGGGCTTCGCGGTGCTCACCTTCCGCGAGGGGCGGCTCCTGCCGCCCGAGCTCGTTGTCGTGGACAAAGACCAGGCATGGTTCCGCGGTCAGGCAATCTGAGCGCCGACGAGCCCGCGACGACCCTGCTCTGCCGGGTCTGCTGGCACGCCGCCGAGGTCACCCGAACCGAGGCGCGGGTCTGGTGCGCCCACGCCGTCCACCACGGCTGGCAGACCGACCGCCCCGGCTGCGACCGGGCCGGCTTCAAGCCCGACGACGACCGCCGACCATGATCCCGACGTTCCCCCTGATGTTACCCGGGCGGCCACAGCTGCGGCTG